TCAATATCCTTTTCTTACTGGCTCTGAGCCACGAATTTGATTCCCGCGTGCATCGCGGTTTCCTCGTCAGCGGGGAGGATGTCCCCATGACGTAAGCCGTAGAGATAGTATGCGGTACATGGGACAACTACCGGCCCAGCGTTGTCGAACACCACGCGTCTCGCCGGGCCGCGCACATTGGAGGCAATCATTTCCCCAAACGTAGGCTCCCTGCCTTCGCCCACGACTATGCGAGCGCCCACGTATCGGTCGTGCATCCCTTCCATTGGGAAAGCCCTGGTAGGGTTGCCGTCCTCGTCAAGAGCGTCAACATTGTTCGGCAAAACGCGCAAAAGCATCGGCATGTGTCCGTCTCCAGATTTTGAGTGAATGACCGTTACGGGGATGTGATGTCGACAACGCCGAACACCAGTTCGTCGCCAGCCCCTGGGGTGGTTTCCAAATAAACAATGTCTGCGTTTAGCCCGGTAAGCGTGGCGTTGTTATCCACGTCGTACGTCAGCCGCTCTTTCACCTGCAGCCGCGCTTCCCAGCACGGATAGGAGAGCGACGGAGCGTCTTCAATGGGGATGACGAGCGGCTTGTTCCTGGGCGACTGAACCATGCAAAGCTGGAAGAACTTGGCGAAGGCGGCGAGGTCTGAGCCTTCAGTGGCTGCAAGCGTGTCCGTGTCGCCAGACACGCGCCAAGATTTGTCCCTGTTCATGTCGATCAACGCGGAGAACAGGTGGAACAGCTTCGACGGGAACTTACTTCTGGAGGCTACGCGACCCTGTGTTGCTGCCGGGCAAACCCACAGCATTGTCAGGTTTTCGGTGCTAATCTGCCAGTCTGCCGTAAGCGACTCGGTTGTACCGGTGCCGTCTGCATTACGGAACATGAACAGCGCCGGAAGCTTGGTATCGTTGAACTCACCCTGCTCAGGGTCGTGCTCAAACACGAAGGCCACGGGGCTCTCTGCTGCAGCGGGCGATCTGTTAGGGGTCATTAGCGCGCCAAACTCTGTACCTAGACGAACGTTGGCGGCCGTCTTCAGGAACGAAAGCAGGTAGGTAAGCAGCGGGTCTGCCGGCGAAGGCGTGATGACGATGGGCGTTCCCACCGCGGTGGAAATGGGGATGCTTTGGGCGCCAAAGAAGTCGGCCATGTCACGCCTTACTTACTCAGTATCGTTTTTGAGCGACTGATCCCCAGATCTACCTCACGCCACAAGACGCGCTCGGCTTTCAGGTAGGCGTCACCAGCGAAGGCGTAAGCCTTGTTGCCGGGATGGTCTACCCTTGCGAACGTGACGGGGACCCCGTGCCACACGAAGTGAAGGAACGGATTTCCTACGGTCTTTTCGAAAGGGATATTGTGCCGACGCGTACCGTTTTCGACGAACGAAGCGTACTTCATCGGCCAAACCATAAGCGCCGTCGCGCCGCCAGGCGTTGACACTTCAGACACGGCCTTGGCGGTCTTGGTGAGCTTCCCCGTCTGATCCTTGTACCGGTGCCTGGCCTTGGCCTGGGCGACACCTTCGCGAGCGCCCGTAATGGCCGCGTGCCGCACGATGTTCGACAGCTCTTGGGACACCCGGGCAAAGTCCCGCTCGAGCTCCAGAATGCCGTCGATTCGGTAGCTCACCGAAAGCCCTTGAGGCCCGTAGCGGTGGTGCTCGTCGACCGCACTTGTCGAATGGCGAACTCGGTCAGAATCTCCGTCGCTTCCACCGCAATGGTGACGTAGTTGGCGGAGACCGTTTCGTCGTCTGCATCCAGGACGACGACCACGTTGCCGGTGCCTGCGACGGTCAGCATCCGAATGGGCGGATCATAAAGTGTTACGTCGCTAGGGGTGAGGGCGCCCAAGTACTCTCGCACGTGGCCGATCCACGAAACGTGCTCTCCATGTAGCGCTCGCGCGCCGCGTTCTCCTGACATGTCAAAAGTCTCCCATTTTCCCGTACGAGAAAATCAGTGGGTTGTAGGTCGGTGAGGTAGCGTCGCCAGAACGCGCCGTTGATATCTCGTTCCGTGGAACTGGAAGAAGCTCGGAATCTAGCCCAATATCGCCTTTGCGTAGCCGCTCGAGCAGCTTCATCGCTCGGTCAAGTCGGTCTTTTGCCGTCACCCGCACGAACTCAGGATGCCTGTTGAACGCAAGCCCCGCAGCGACGTCCAGGGTCAAAAACTTGACCAGATTGGGGACGTTGCCGTTCGAGTCGGCAATGGGGATTTCGTAAAGCTGCTCAAGGTGCGCGTCGACGTAGCTGCTAGCCTCGAGCAAAAGTTGAGTGATCGGGTCCGCGTCTCCGCTACCCGAAGAGTCATCGTCAAAGATTTGCGTCACGGTCTCTACGCCGATGGCTAATTCCAGGTCGGCACGAACAGCGTAGGCCATGGTCAAATCCTATCTAAGTGGGCAGCCAATGAGGTAACTTCGGCAGGTGTAAGCTCAAGAATCTCACCAGCGGCTCGCAGTCTGCAATCCGTGAAGACGGCAGACTTCAGTCTTACCCTGACGAGTCCACGCGCTACGGTAGCTGCAGACATGTGCGCCTTCTGCTCGCGCTCGACAATGTCCACCACAGCCTGCACTGATGTCGGGACAAGGTCGGGATTGGGCAAAACGCTTTCCAGCACCAGATCGAAATCTGGCGACACCGGTCTAGCGGTGGCTCCAGCCTTTGAGGTAGCGGGCGCAGCGGTCAGTTTGCGATTACCGTAGGACATAGATTAGACCTTACCCCACAACCGTAGTCAGCAAATATCCAGTGTCAGCGGCAACGATCTTTGCATCCTCGTTCGTCGTAACCTTCGTGTACCAGCCGCCCATCGTCCCAATGCTCTGGTCGAACCACTGGTTGGTCTGGACGTCCCTCCATCGGAAATTGTAGCCCCAACTGGCATTTCGGATGCCTGGCGATGTGGCGACGCGCACGATACCGAACGAGTCTGGCCAGATACGAGAGTAGCTAGCGACCTGCCCTTCGTTGGCCGTATCCTTCCAGGCGTCGCTAACCAAGACGTCGTCAAGCCCGAAGAACTTGGCGAGCATGGTGGGCGTAGCAAGACCGGGCGACGTTCCGCCGTACTTGAAGAGGTCCAGGATCGCGGGGTGACGCACAAGGACGTTCATCGCAGCGAGCGACGTAAACCCGACGAGCCTCGATGGGCCGCGTCCGCTCCAGATTGCCGCGCGGGCGGTCTGGATGGCGCCGATGGGGTCACCACCGCCGGCCGAGTCCCAACGGGACGAAGCGCCGATGGCTGCGGTGTTCGAGCCGTAGTTTCCGCTCGTCGTGAGGAGCGTTGCGGAGCGGAGCTCACGACGGAACGCCATACCCTCAGCAAGGTTGGCCGTCGCGTCTGCGAGCTCATCAAGCGGCGCGTCCTGGTTCGCGACGGTCTCGCCGTCAACGTATTCCTTGTAACCGTACCCCTTACAGGAATACGTAGCAGAACTCCGGACTTCGTTCAGCTCGTTCGGGGAGCCGCGCGAGCCAAGTTCGTCGTCCGGATACGCAAGGCGCGAACGCTTGTCGTAGGTGTAGTATGTGTTCGATTTGTGCGTGACGGGAACGATCGGCAGAAGCTGGTCGCCGATGTAGAGCCCGTTCGCGTACTGAATCGAGATGTTTGCGAGCGCGGTGTTGGTGTGGACCGCGCCGGTTACCGTCTTGTTGCGGAAGTCTGCGTTTGCGCGCTCGATCGCCTCAACGTCCTCAGGATTGCGCGATTTGATTCGCGCTTTGAGGTCAAGGAAATACGGCGATGCGATTGTCGAATTGGGCGAGTGAGACATGTGTAATCCTTTTCAGTACGCGCAAGTTGTGCCGCGCGGTGTCGTGTCAGCGCTACGTGGCCGCCGAAATCTGGAGAAGGACACCAACGATATCCCCAGAAGAACCGGTCTGTTGTGCCCAACCTACGGCGGGAACACCTGCGGTGGCGCCGGCAACGCCATCGGACACCAGTTTGACGCGCTGTCCCATGGTAACGCCACCGGTGCCGACCTTGAGCGGCGCGATGGGGGAACCGGAGAACGTGATAACGCTGATTCGCGAGGTCGCGTCTGCCGCTTCCATGGAGAATCCGTAGCAAAGCAGGTCGTCGCCCGCGGTGGCGACATCAACCTGCTGGTCTGACGTGATCAGGATTACGCCACGGCCAATGGCCACCGCGTTACCGACAGTGGTCTTCGACTTGATGATTGCGTTTTTGAGGTCGGTATTGGCTCGTGTGGCCATATTGGATGCTCCTTCTTCTGCTTACACGTGTCCGTCGCAAGGCACGAATATCGCGCCCGCTCCTACCCGTGCGGTGAGTGATGTGGGTAGAGTACAGACTACTTGGTAATAGACTTGCTGATGATCCTGTCCAGTGACGCCCCAGCGTCGCCCGCTCCACCAGTGGTGGAGGGAGGCGCTTCAACCTTGCTTTCCGGCATCGCTGTACCAAGCACACGCATATCCACGCGGGCCTTGATGGCGGCAATCTGCTTGTCGAACAGCGAGCGACTCACGGTTGCTAGTTCGAGAAGGCCCTCCTTCTCTGCCGGGATAATCTTCGTGCCGATGAGGGCGTCCAGCTGGAAGCTGACGAGCTGCATCTCCACGGCGGCAGCTCGAGCTGAAGCTGCGCCAAGGCCAGCTACGGCCGCGTCGCGTTCAGCCGTAACGACCGACAGCCTGGACTCAAGTCCCGCCAGTTTGGTCGAAAAAGCACTGGATTCCGCTATCTTGACGGCGAGCTCCTGGGGATCCGGCGCCAGCTCCGCCACCGCCATCAGCACGGGCCCCACAACCTCGTCGGGGGCCGCCTCCAGCACAACATCGATCGATTCTTCAGGCATGGTTTCTCCATGGGCGTCGCCGCCCGTCTCTTGGGGCGGCGCACTTCGCGCCTTACTTCTCATTTTTGCCAAGGCGTCCGGATTGGCCGGACACGGTGTCACGCTGACCTCGTGGAGCTCATTGTCCGAAAGGACATAGTGCTCCTTGCCGTTGCGCTTCTCCTTCCTCACGTCGTGAGGGAAGAAGCCAACGCTCACTGCGCGCAATGCGCCCTCACGAATGCACTGCCAAACCTGTTCAGCCTTCGGGTTTGCATCGAGGGACAGAAACCTGATGTCCGTCTCGAGCTTGCCGTTCACGACTTCGCATCGCGTGGCGTGTCCGATCGGAAGCTCCTTCGATTCGTGCGCAAAAAGGATGACCGGGTTCGCACGGAACCTGTCAAGCCTCCAGTTTTGCTCAACAATCTCGCCGTAGCTGTCAACGGTGTCCGTACTCGCGACGAATGTAACGCTGCGCGTTTGCTCGTTTAGCGTTCGGAGCGCTAGCCCCGATCGCATTGTCATTCCTTCAGCCATGCGATGGCCCCATTTCTGCTCAGTTCACGAAGCAGTTCAGCGTCTATCGCGCAGTGCTCGTAAGCCTCGCCGGAGACTTGCCTGGGCTCTCTATCCTCGTTTTTGCGTTTCTTTTTCTTATTGGTTGCCATTTAGGTCTCCGGTGACGTCGGCGTATGCTCGATGGGCACAGGTGCCGCACCGCCGGGGGTTGGTGGCGCCATCGGAGCATCAGGATCCCGGGCGTCCATACCGCCAACACACTCCTCGTCGCCCTCAGGTTCCGGTATCCCGGCTTGGTCCAAAATCCACTCCGATGGGACACGTAGACCAGCGTTCACCAGGTTCAGCACGCTTTCGGACAGGCTCTTCAGGTCCGCCGCCTCTTCAGTGACGAAGCGGAAATCTCCCGCTCGCACGTCGGGCCCGTAGTTCAGCCGAACCATGGGCTCGATGAGGTCTCGAGCGAAGTCGCCAGAAACGAACCTAGCGCGCCCTTCGCGAAGGTCTTTGCGGACTTCGTTGTGAACACGGCCAAGCGCTTGGGAGCCGACGCGCCCTTGCTCGGTGGTGAGCGTCTGTCCGAGCACGCACTTGGACATTTCAGATGCGACAACCGAGAAAATCTCAGCGTGCATTGACGTTCCGGTGCCGGAAAACTTGGGCCACTGGACATCGATGTGCGTGTCGTCAGGGTAGACGGCGATGCCGCTACCGCTCATCCCTTCGAGCGTCGTAATCAGATTGTTGATCTGGTCGTCGCCGGCAAGCTTTGGGTACTTGCCCGTCCGCCATGGCTTCCAGGCTATTTCGCCCAGCTTTAGCCAGTCCGAAAGCGCCCAATTTCGGAACAGCGCGGCCCACATAAGCGGACGCACCAGGCCCTCACGGCACGGTACGTCTCCGTTGATGCGAGGTTGGGAAATGATGAACTTGTCCGGAAACTCTGCACGCAGGTCAATGCCGCAAATCGACATCCCTGCATTTTGGTCGTACCAGTTCAGCTTCCCGGTCTCGCGCTCGTAGATGAAACGCCGGTGAGCCTTGGGAAGGACACACTCGGGCACCAGCCTCGAGCCTTCCTTTTTCCAGATAATCTCAGAGACAGAATACCCATAAAAAGATGCACCAGCATGGTGGGCGATGACACGCGAGAAGTCTCGGTAGCCACGAATCCACTGCTCCACGAACTCGTGCGCCTTCTTCTCCTTGAACGACGGATTTTCGGGAGGTATGAGCTCCCATTCCAGGCAGGAGATGGAGCCTTCGTTCGTGGAAAGGACCGCCTGTAGGTGGCAATCCTTCTGACGGCTCTCGTTTGCGAGATCCATCAGGGGCGCCATCCTGCCATTGTCGGCCTCACGGATGATGCTGGAAACACGCATCGGAGTGAGTGAGCCGCCGATGCGCTGGAGCTGTTGCCAAATGGGCAGCTCCAGCATCGCGACTCGCCCAGCGCTTGACCCTCTCGCACGATGCCTTACGGGCTGTTCGGCAGAAGATGCAGGCGCAACAGTACGCGCGCGCACCTTCTTTGCCGGTGCGTCGGCTTTCGAGGGTCTTGCCATTGTGTATCAGTTCACGCTGTAAGTGGTTGATATTGCTGCGACGTCAGTTGCAAATAAGCCAATCCACTGTTGAATTGTTCGCCACGTCGATCGTACCCGCAGCGACTCGCGCGATAATGATCGCCGCCGCTGTTCCAGATTTCCCGGCCGTGCGCCCCGCGACGTTTGCCCCGTAGCCGCCAGTGGTGAGCGTAAGCACTCCGCCTGGAGTGTTCATCGTGCACTGGATAGTGCTGTGATCGGTCGAGAACAGATACAGCCCCTCGGTTACCCCGAGCGTGTACGTTCCGGACGCCAGGGTCAGCGTGCCCTTGCAGATTTTCGGGTAGAAAAGCGGGTCGTCCGTGCCAACGACCTTCGCGCCGGTGCATCGGGCTTTCCACATCGAGCCCGCGTAGATCGCACCTTCCGAGACTTCGACCATCTGCCCATTGATATATGCCGCAGCAGTGGGCATCTCAGGGGCTCGCGTAAGCGGCGCGGTGCCGGCGACGGCGCCGACCACGTAGAGGCCGTTCTCACTTCCGGTCGTCTGATTGGCGAGCAGCACTCGCTCATTTTTGGCGTACGTCAGACCTTCAAAGCCCGCGATGACGAACGCGGATAGGTTTGCGACGTTCGATATGGCGACGCCTCGCGCGTACATGACTCCGACAACGCTCTTTAGGCTGAACAGCGGGTCATGCGTTCCGACCACTTTGGCGCCGGTGCATGTGGCCTGCCACTTCGTGTTCGCGTAGAGCGCACCTTCCGAGACCTCGACAACTTGGCCGTTGATGTATGCCGCAGCAGTGGGCATCTCAGGGGCTCGCGTAAGCGGCGCGGTGCCGGCGACCGTTCCGACCAAGTACAGACCATTCTCCGTGCCAGTGGTTTGCCCAACTAGCAGGACCCGTTCGCCCGCGGCGTACGTCAAGCTCTCGAATCCGGCGATGACGAACGCGGATAGGCTTGCGACGTTCGATGTGACGACGCCTCGCGCGTACATGACTCCGCCAGCGTGCGCATGGTCCGAGCGCGCAAACGACGCCGCCGTGCCCTCGACGTGCGCCATACCGACACGCACAAGCGGCGCAGCAGCGACAATCGCGTGCTTGTGGTCCGCGCGAGCGGCCGTGGTGGCAACGCCCTGCGTAGCCGTGTCGTCAGGCTCAATCGTGGTCGGAGGCGTACTGGTGAGCGCGGACGCGATGGCGACGCCAAAGGCGATGTTGCTCGAGCCGACCGTGATGGTCGCGTTCGACGTGCACACCCAAACGGTGTCACCGCCGAGTGTACCTTCCGCGACAGACACCAAGCAACCAGGCTGAACGTCTGCGTCTGCGTCGAAGTCAGTTGCACGCGTGAACGGGGCGACGGGGCCGGCTACAACAGTGCCTACAACGTAAATGCCGTTCTGGCTTGCCGTGTTCTGATCCTTGACCAGCACTCGATTCCCAGCGACAAGCGTAACGGAGGTGTCGATCGTAGTGGAAACGGCCGACAGCGTAACGTTGGTGGTCGTGGCCGCGCGAACTAGGTGCACCGGCGCGTTGGCACCGCTGAACACCGACAGCCAGCGTCCGTTACCTGCATCAGGAACCAAAACGCCGCCAGAAGCAGCAGCCGTTGACGAATCACTGAACCACCAGCTCGAGCCGTCACTAGAGACCAGCACCATCATTCCGTGGATGCGGTTGAATGCTGGAACAGCCTTGAGAGCGGTGGTGGTGGCGACAGGCGTACCGATACGTTGCGAAACGAGACGTCCGGCCGTCTCTCCGTGATGGAGCATGTGTGTGTCCTTTCAAGACGTGATTACGATATGGCTGCGCCGATGCGCGACCGATAACGAATTGGGTAAGTTGTTGAAACGGTTCCCTAAAACCCTCTGCCGGCGTCCGCCCATCGGTACGCGGTTGCGGGTGGCGTCTTCGCCAGATTCGCCGGACGAGCAGACGTCAGAACGTCGTGCGCGATGGCCATCATAACTACAAGGTCGTCATGCTCGCCGGAACTGGCCTCAGCCTTGCCCGTTTTGGCATTCACAACGAAGGTAAACAGTTCCGCCATCACCTCTCGGTCTGGCGTGGACCATTCACCTTTCCGGTGCGCGCTCTCGAGCGCTTCCAGCGCGGACGCTCTCGTTATCTCAGTGGTAAGCCAACCTGGCTTGTTGTCTCTGCCCGTGTAAACGTCTCGGTACGGCTCCCGACCTTCGCCACCTTGCGCGAGCGCCTGGAGTACCGCATGGCCGTGGTTGTTTCGTTCCACCACAAGGAGCGCGTCGGCGTACATGTGGCCCAGATCACTTAGGAGCTCACCCATTCGCCACGTTGGAAACTGCCCGTGCAGGGTGGCCACGTGTTCGCCCGTAGAGCGGCAAAATACGCCTGCGGCTCCAGGGTCCCCACCAGTGCCTTCGCTCGGGTCGGAAACGACGATGTAGCGCTCTCCTCGCTCGGGTCTCGACCATATACGGAGACATCCGCCCATCTCCACAGCAATCGGGTTGGTCGTGCGACCGAGGAGCAGCTTGCTTTGCTCCCTGTCGAAGAATAGGCCGCCGCGCATCAAAAACGCAGTTTCGGGATCCGTTGGGTACTCT